TAAAATAACCCCACCCCCCCCTAGTAAAATAACCCCACCCCCCTAGTAAAAAGTACCTAGGTATATTTTGGTAGGGGGGTCTTTTTTGGCAGGGGTTGCCTCCTGTTTTTGGGGTACAAAAATACCCCCCTAATCCGTAGACTAGAGGGGTATTCAACCCAAAGCCGAAAGAACATAGGAGAGAAACAAAAATATGTTACTCGCAATCTTGGCACTACTAATCATACCACATATAAGGCGTGTCTACCCGTTCTGTAGTAAGTGACTATACTCACAACGCCTAGCCCTGCATCCACTCCACAGATAGGTTTATAGTGTAAATGTCGAAAGGAAAACCAGCCGATGCACTACAAGACATTCATCCCCGGCGTACCCGCCCCACAAGGCTCTAAACGCACTTACGGTAGACGCGTCATTGAGGATAACCCACGAACTAAACCGTGGCGCGAGACCATGCGTAAACACCACCTCAAGACCAGCCAGGCGGTCGGAGCGCCGCTAATCGTCGGAGCATTCCAAGCAAGCCTACGGTTCGTATTCACGGAACCGAAAAGCGGCGCGCTCTACCAAGGCACGCTAGACCCGATACACGCCGTAAAACCCGATATCGACAAGCTCACCCGCGCGGTCATGGACTCCTTGACAAGCGGCGGCATTATCGAAGATGACGCGCGATGCAACAAGCTAGAAGCCGTCAAAGAATACGGCGAAAACCCAGGCGTACACATCCACCTCACCCAAATCTACAACGAAAGGAAGCGCTAATCATGCCCCGTCTCCACCACGAAACCATCAACAGCAAGCCCGTGACCTTCTACGTCGAAGATGACGGCGTAATCTGGATCCGTGCGTTTGCACTGCTGCAAGCGGCGGGTATCAAGGCACCCGGTGCAGCCCTAAACTCGTACCTTGCTAACCACCCGGGCACCGGCGAAAAGTTCAACTACCCGCCTAACGCCGTAGGTAGCGCGGGCATCAAGATTACTAGCGCGGCCTGGCATTTCACCTATGCGGAGGCTCTGGAATTTCTCAAGGCATCCCGTGCGCCCGGGCGTATCAAGGCGCGTAAGGCTGTAGATAGCACCGTAAAGATGCTCACCGCCGCGTACCTGGCACCCGCCCCGGTAAAGCCCGCTAAGACGGCTAAGGCAAAGCCTGCGCCGGTCAAGACTGATAGCCCGTACACGGCGACGATTGACCACCTAACCGCGATTCTTGCAGATACCAGCCAGCCGCCCTATATCCAGCTCAAGGCGCTAAACGCCCGCACTTTCCTGCTGGAACTCGAAAAGGAAGACAGGTAATGACCGTGAACGACCCGATCAACCCGGCGCACTATGGCAAGATTCAGGGGTTAGCCCTCGAACCGCTCATCATGGAAGCGCCCTATTTCCTCGGAGCGGCCATAAAATATGTTTGGCGTTGCAAGAAGAAAGGCGGCGCGGAAGACATTCGCAAAGCCCGCCGGTGCCTTGAACTCCACATTGAGGGCAATCCAGAGCCCCCGCACGGAGCGGTAAAAGCCGCTAACGCGTTCCTAGACAAGACGCGCCGCGCCCCGCGTACCCTCCAAATCACCGCGATTATGCGTCTCCTCGTTTTCGGGTATCAGCTGAACGAACCCCACCGGTTGCCCGCCGTGCTCGACACGCTAGACACGCTCGAAAAGGCGCTAGAACGGGGGGCATATAATGCGTGAGCTTGCCGAACAGGGGTACGCTTACGGCGGCGACATAGCCGCCCAGTACCCGGGCTTCACCGCCTCGGAATGGGCAACCAGCTACGAAACGGAAACCGGCGCGCGGTACCGTGTCATTGCTACGAAATTCACCGGCGATATGGTAGAGATGCTATGTCGAACCCGGTACCCCCGCTACCAGGCGGCATACGACGGATACACGCCGCGCGTGTTCGTAGTACGGACTAACCGATACAATTTCACCTAACCAGGGCAAAAAGATACCCCCTAGCACCAACCACAGGCTAGGGGGTATCCTTTGACCTCACACCATGACATGTTAGGGTCGAATCCACCGACATTCTCTCAACGTCACATCACGGAACACTGATAAGGAACACGGTAATTATAGCACGCTACACGCCGGGGCGCTCGCTATCACCGGTAACCGGCGCGTCGCCCTGCTGCTTATCGCCCGGCGCGGGCACGTTACGGTACGCCATGATAAGGGAGAAGAATGCGAGGACCGCCGTAGCGATAACCCCGGCCTGCTCATTGGTCAGCAGACCGAAAGTAACAGCGACAGGGATAAGGGCGGCCACAAAGGCGTAAACCGCCTTACGCTGAGTTTCGTTCATGAATGAACCTCCAAAAAATAGAACAAACGATTTATTATTTAAACCTGGGCCAGGCACTTACCCACTTCTTCACCGGCGGCGCGTGCCTCCTCCAGCTTAGACATGAGCTTCTCCCAAGATTCGCGCTTCTCGTCCACCTCATCATGAGACAGCGGAGCCGGGGCGTTATCGATGCCAGCTTCAATCTCATTCACACGGGCGATGAGGTGGTCAAGCTGGTCATACCAGCGGCCCGGGCACGCGGTGTTGAAATATTCTTTGTGTCCGTGAATGTAGAAGCTCTTGCCGTAGTAGGTCTCGATGTCCGCGATCACATGCGCGACGGTCTCGAAATCCGCGTCGCTCATCTCCGGGCGGCACTCAATGCCAATAGAACGAGCGTTCGCGTTCCAGTCGCCCGCGTGCCACGCAATATCCTTCAGCTCGACCAGCTGGGCACACTTACCGGCTTCTACCACGTAGTGCGCGCTGGTACCCGGGCCGCCCGCAAAGAAGCGGCACACGTCATCAAAATTCTGGCCGTCCGCTCCCCAGTGATGAATGACGATAGTGTCAATTTCGTCAATGGAGCGGTTCGCCGGGGAAAAAGAACCGGCGTTCCAGTCGGTAATGTCCACGTAATCACTCATGGTTATTCTCCTTCTTGTTCTGTGCAGAAAATAGAGCGTTCACTCTCCTATTCAAGTCGTGAATCTCTTCCGCGTTGTGGTTATGGCGTTCTCGAAAATCCGAATGTTCGCGCCTGGACTCCAGCACGTCGCTACTAAGGGCATCTAGGGAGTCTCGGATTTGCTGAACTATTTTAAGCGCCTGCGTCGAGTTATCGCGCGCATCCTGCGAATTGCGGATAGCGACATCTAGGTCATGACGTAAATTCGTGCCATGACTATTTTTGACTTGCGCCTTCACGTCGCCCTGTTGGGCCGCAAGCTTCTCAAGCTTGGCCAGAATGACAGCGTCTTGCGCGCGGCGTTCCGCTGACTCGCGCTTCTTGACGGCTTGAAAATCCTTGAATCGCTTTGCCACCATAGCGGCGGCGGCGGCGGTCCCAGCCTGCAAAACAACCCAGAAACTCTCAGCGACATGCGCGAAAAAATCAGGCGGCATAGGTGTTTCTTTCTGTAGAATGAATATTCTTTTTTATGATACACCCGCCCTCTAGGCAGGGTTACGCCGGTTCACCGGGTAGCTCGGCAGGCCAATCCTCGGATGTAATCCACGTCATAATAGGGAACCGCAAATATTCGTTTGCTACATCCACCTTCTGCCCGTTGCGGAAGCCGCGGAACGACAGGCGGTTTCCGTCTGACGGATCCGAGATAATCAGCATCCCCACCGGCTCGCCGTCGTCAGTCATGACAGGCGCAACCACAGGGGTCAGCGCACGAAAACCGGGAAGAATGTTAATCGCCAGGCGGGCGCGATAATCCAGATCACCCCAATCAGTGCCACGCTGTGCGCGTGATTTTACCGGCTTAATGGTCGCCGTATTCCAGGAACCGCCGCGTACCGTAACAGAAACCAGGTTATCGACGCGACGGAAAAACACGGCCCCAGACGCGAGGTTAGGCGAGGTTAGTTGCCTCCACCCGGTATCTCGCACCGTGGCAGAACCACCGCCGCTACCGCTCCCAGCAACAGAAGACGCGACAGCGCGAATATGCTTCAGCGCATCACCGGTAAATTCGCCCGCATCATTCAGTGTAGGGACCCTAAAATTAGACATTCTTCGCCTCCAACTTCTTAATCTTCTCCTCCAGAGCGGCTAGGCGCTTCTCAAACGGCAGCGTGCCACCAATCCACGCCTTCACGCGATTCTCCACCCACTCACTAGGCGGCTTATCGTAGGGATTCTCCTCGGGCTCGTCCTCACTACCACCACCCACCTTGAAAGTGCGGTCAGTCACGTACAAATGACCGATGCCCAGGCTATCGGCCTTCGCGAAGACGTCATCAATATTTTCGCGTGTCACGCCGTGAATGATGTGCCAGAACCTCCATGACGGGAAGCTCTTGTAGTGGTCCGGGTGAATCCACTGCGTCCCGGGGTCCAAATATTTCGCCGCGTTCGATTCATAGGAGAGCACCACATCACACGCGGACATCATAGAAGCCGGGGTATTAGAACCCGGGTTAATGATGACCAGGCAATCATTACCAAGCTCACGCTTTAGCCGATTATAAAGCCGCACATAAGCTTCGATGATTTTATCCTGCAAATCCATTTCAATCCACGGATTTGTTTCATCAAGAAAAATATTAACCGGAATATCCGGATAATCATTCTTTACCGCCCGCGCGGACTCGATAATAAAATCCTCGGTAAAAGGGAGAATAGCCGACAAATCAACATTTAGATTCGTCGCAATCTTGTCACGATAAGAGACGGGCATCCCCTCAAACATCGCGCCGTGACGGGTCTTGATGTAGAAGGCGACACGCCGGGCGCCCGCACCAAGAGCTAAAGCTCCCTGGACCGCAAAATCATTATCCGGGCGCTTAGACAGCCAATCACCACTAGCCCTATTCAGAATGACAATTCCAAGCGTATTACCAAATTCTAGGAATTTCGCCCATTTAGAATTAACGCCATTATAAAAATCGGGCCAGGTATAAGTAATCGGCGAGTAATAATGTCCGCCAGGTTTAAACCCGAAATTCTTTTCTCGCGTCTCAAACCGTGCAGTCTGCCTAGCTACCTCCGCCTCAACACCCGCTCGGGTAACCAGCTCAAATTTAGCCACCCACGACACCACCAGCCGGGCTAGGGGTCTCAATCTCCAAGATCGCGCCGCCGTTCTTCAGCGTGAAAGTCGGTCCAGGCTGGAGCGCGCCCTCAAGCTCCGGATTCACCCAGATAGTCGGTACGCCGTGCATGGTAGCGGGCGGGCGGGTAGTGCTCCGCACGATAGCCACGCCTAGCGCCTTAGCTACCGCTTCAGTGGTGACGCCACCACCGGAGGCGGCGGTAATCATCTCCTGAATTTCAGCCTTGAGCACGGACGGGGCGCGCCCGTCTTCCAGCAAACCACGGATTTCAGCATTTGCCATGACTAATTTTCCTTTCCAATCACCCACGTGCCATCAGCACCGGCGGCCACAGAAAGACCATGCGCCGCGTAGGCCCCATCACCGACGGGGACGATAGACGCGCCCGCCGGTACCTCAAGAGTCCATAGCCCATCATTCGATGAGATGACACGAACGCCGCCGCTCGGGTCTTCTACCATCTCGCCCGTTGCGCCTGCCCTAATCTCGAAATCGAACGCGCGGGCGGGAATACCCGCGCCGGTCACCGGATCATACAGGCGCGGGGTTGCCGTGTACCGCGCCGGGTGCTTAGGGTCGGAAACAAGCAACTTCACGCCGGGGGTCTCGGAGGCGTAGGCCTTCTCGGACCCGTAGAGCTGACCATCCTCACGGACATACCCGATGACCGGCGCGGGACTGTGGATAATTCCGCTCTCGGTCAGCCAGCCAGACGGCACAAATTCCACCGTACCTACGGGCGTATGCCCATCCTGAAAAGTCGCGAACCGCGCGACGATGCGGCCATATTGCAGAGCCATTTACTGCGCCCCCTTCACTGCTTCCTGATTCACCTCAATGCTAACATTTTTGCCCATCTGCCCGGTCTTTAGCGCGGTAGGCTGGGCAATAGCGGCGTTACCACGGGCGATAATGTCATGTCCCCATGCCTCGAAGAAAAAGCCGTACTTCGCGCCGGTCTTCTCACCATACTCGGACTGTGCAATATTGCCGGTCATGACTAGCCCCCATGCCCAGTTAGCGATGAAAAAATCAGCGGCGCTATTGGGTGCCTTGCCGGAGGTATCCCACCATGAGCTCGACGCCGCGCGGCAACCGACAACCTGATTAGCGGTACCGACGATAGCGAACCCGTGCCCGCCGTTTTCCTGCGCCGTGCACCCGGTGAAAATATTGCGTCCACCGTGAACATAGAAGCCTGCACCATTCTTGATAGCGGCGTGCGGGTGGTCTGCGTTCGCGCCCTTGGTATCCCAGATTGAACCGGCGGTGCCCTCGACACCACTATTAGAGCGGCGGTTATACCACGACTTGCACGCCATGAAAGTAGTATTAGTCGTGTAGCACTCGATACCTGCGAACCCGCCGCCGCTAATATTCGCGCCGCTAACGTCCACGGCATCTAGGATGTTGTCGCCTGCGCCGGTCTCGCGCTTTCCATTGACTTTAGCGCGCGAGTGCTCCAGCGGCTTACCCACGCACACACCAAATTCACGGGTACGGCGAACACGCACGTTGCGTACCTGACATGCCTGGTCATCAAGACCAAACAGTGCGATGCCATATGCCACGTCCCAAATAATGACGTTCTCGATGCGGTGTGCCCCGTCCGGTTCATGCGGATTAGCGCCCAGCTCAGTGTGAAAAACGATGCCACCGACGCTATCGGGAATGTTGCCGACGTGCTCGCGGTAGGGTGAATCAGTCTTGATGAAAAGGTCACTAACACCCATGAGGATGTTGCCGCCGCCGCGACGCGGCTCGTCGTAACTGCCCGCGTGAATAACGGCGGTCTTCACCGGAACGGGTACGGCGGTATCCACAAAAAGGGTGGTGGATTCACGCCCTGCGCCCTGCAAATGCACCGAGCCTAGAAGCTCGATAAACGGGTAGGAAACCTTGTAGCTACCGGCGGGGAGATGCACGGTGCCGCCGCCCTTCTCTGCCGCCTGCTGGATAGCGCGGTTAATCGCCGCCGTAGAATCCACCGAACCGGTAGGGTCTGCGTTGAAATCAGTCACGGCGTTCAGAGACGCGCTACGATTCTCCACCGTAGCGGTCACCCCGCGCGCCTGCGCCTGGGCCACATAATCAGCGAACGCGGTAGCGTCCAGCTTAGACGCGGCGGCGGTAGCGGCGGCACGCTCTGCCACACGCTCGACGTGCTTTAGCGCGTCCCCCTCCAGCTCGTTATTTTCATTAAGTGTAACTAGGGTAATGTCGCCATATCTTGCCATGCTATGCAATCACTCCATGCGTTAGGTCTTGCCCTGAAACTCGGATAGCCCCGGCGGGCGGTGCCGCGGGCGGCGCGATCAAATCCGCTAGGGTAGAATCGCCCTTCACTGTGATGAGCACGTCCCGAATCTTTCCCACCTGCCCGCTATCAGCATTATCAATCTTGAATTTAGCCGTGTACTCGCCCGGGGGTAGGTCAATCGAGAAGTACCCGGCAGAGTCTAGCGGTGCCTCGAAGTCACCAACCAGAATGTTTACGCGGTCGCCGCGCGCGCCCAAAATAACATCGGCCAGCGGGGAAAAAATCACCCTGCCACGGTACGGCTTACCGCCGGGCGTGCTGAAACGTGCTGTAATTTTAGCCATGCGTCATCATCACCAATCGATAATATTTGATTTGTCCGCAACCCACGACACGGCAGGGATGTGCAGTTCACCGCCGAGCTCGAAAGGAATCGGAGTTGAGTTGTTTGCTCGGACGTGAATTTCACCGGTCATGAATTGGATACGGCACACCAGCGGGAAAATACCCGCCGCCTTCGTATTCCAAAAAGCCGGGAAAATAGTTTCACGAAACGTCTTAGTGCGCAGGGCATCCGGAATGAAAACGCCGAGCTTAGACCACTCCCAACTCACAGTGTAATCGAAAGCCGCGCGGCGGAACACGCCGCTAAACTGACACAAAAAACCCTCACTGATCGGAGTCGTCACAATGCCCGCGTTATTCGGCGAATTAGGCGACAAAGCCCAACCGGGCATACCAGAAATAGGGGTCTGCTTAGACCCGATAACGCGCGCCCAAACATCACCCGAACCACCCACAGCGGAACGGCGATAAAGCGAGCGCTCACCATTCACGTAAGCCATAGTGCCAAAAGGCTGACTCTTCGCCTCGGGCAGACCCTCAACGCTCTGAACCGTAATCGTAGGGGCAACACTAGGCTTCTTCATCCTCAGCGTCGCCTGTGACAGAAGCTCATTAGGGCGGCGAGTAATCTCAGCAAGCACCACAAATTTACGGCCACCAGAATAAATAATCGGGGCCTTGAAAAGCTCCAGTTTGACCGGTTCGGTCGCCTGTCGGAGCGGGTCTAGCACGATAGCCAGCACGTAGGTGGTGGTGGTGGTGACCGGCGGGCACGGTAGACTAACGCGCCTGTAAACGCGGTGGTAGTAGCCGCCTACCGTCGCGTGAGCAAACCCGCCTTGGAACGGCGGATCAACCACCACGGTATTGGATGCGTTGTCTAGCGTGATGCGGTAGTCGCCGGTGCCCTCGTCGATGGTGCCGTTACCAAACGCGGTGGTCACGCTCGACCACTGTTCGCCGGTCAGCGGCTTGTTCACCACAGGGAAAGATTCTTCTGCCGCCGTGACGTTAGTTACGGTCCGTACATCTCCCATGTTTCGCCCTCCTTTTAGACGGTTGCAAGTTGCGCGATTTCACGGCGCAACCGCTCGATTCTTTCTTGTGAGAGCGTCAAATCCAACGCCCCGGCGGTAAGCTCCACCGTGCGCGTATCGTCACCCCACACAATTTTAGCTTCTATAATGCGAGAATCATAAGGCGTTACGTTAGGCGCGACATCAAGCGTAATTGTGTCGCCAACGTCAAAAGCTACACCGAACTTTCGCGTATCCGATTCCTGTACGGTCACCTTCATAATGCGCTCGCTAATTCCCTTATCAAGCTCCTCATTAGCGGTCTTTTCCAGCGCGCCCGCGTCGTCCGTATCCCTGCGGTCTTTAAAAATCTCGATGCGCCGCCTCCACGAATCCAGGCGTTGCCTAGAGTCTAGGCGACGGTCTGCACCCTCACCCTGTCCACCGACAATAACAGCGGTAACGCTAGGGGCTCGGTCGGTCATTTCCCAGCCGATGACCTCACCGGAAACCCAGGACAGGCGGACGCGGCGGGACAGATTACGCGTAGGGATCGTGTCGAAGACCAGCCCGCCCGGTTGAAACTGAACGTTCATTCGCAACCCGGCGGCGGTCGCCATAGGCTCCACCACATCTAGGAGATTCTTAAGACGCGTATCCACGGAGGCATCACCACCGCGCCCCTGAGACGGCGCAACCGTAAACCCCGGTACACGGCGGGACACAAGCGCCTCGGAACTCAGATTTTTAGCGACAAGATTTTTAATGACCGTCTCGCACGCGCCGCGTTCCTTCCAGCGGGCGGCCTGCTGCTGAGTCTCCTCATGCGCCGGGTCTGGATACGTCAGGCGGTCACCCAGGAAAGCAAGTTCAGATGTACACGTCACCTCGACCTCAAGATTATTATCTTTGGCCGTGCGAAAGAATTGTGTAATTACACCGGACACCTTAAAATCGCCGTCCTGCACAACAAGCCCCCAACCCTCACGTAGGCGGGTCGCCTGCTGTGCCGACTCTGGCGAAACATTCACAATGAATGTATCCGGTCGGTTGAGGCGGCGCATCATCTCGACCTTGGACGCGATGAGGAAACCGCGCGGGCGGTAATTCTCATCCCTCATCAAAACCTGAACGGACATTCTTTTTTCCTAGATTCCCTTCACGTAGCGCGGCTTATAAATCAAGGCAATTTCTGAACGCTCATCCATACCGGAGCCGGTAACCTCGATAGTATGCCTACCCGTGCCCAGACGGAACAGGCTAGAATCCGTGGTTAGCCTATCCCAGAGCGCACCCGCGCGGTCCTTCTGCGAATAGATATCGAAAACAGTCGTATCAACCGTGACAGTCTCGCCCGGGGCAATAGCGCCGGTGATGCTGAACGATTCATCGGTTTCTTTATTGGCCACCCGAACATCGGTCACCGGGCCGGTAATCTGCCAAATAGGGGCAGAATCCACCTCACCGATAATCTCAATGCTACGACGACCACTCACCACCGACGGCGCCAAAATAACGGGAAAAAATGTATGAGTCTTCACCATTTCGCCGCCGCTAATAAACGGCTTATACTCGCCCCTAACATTCCAGCTAATCGCCGTGTCAAGCTCCCAAAAATACGGATCATAGGCCACGAGAGTGAGCCCTACCTTGTAATGCCAGCCCCTAAAATCATTGCCGAACGCGCCGCCTAAACCGGCCTTATAGACGACGTTAATAAAGCGCGGCGACACCCCCGGGCGGCGAACCTCCAGCACGGACGACTCATCAACTTTGGGGTTCAGAGCGGACACCAGCGCGTCCCAATTAGCCAGACATTCCGCCTGTGATTCACCCCAAATCATGAGCGGTATAAACAGCTCACGCTCTTTCAAACGGAGCGAACGCACATAGCTACCGCCGCCCCCACTACGCGGGACAGTCTTCCACTCAGGCTCAGGAATACCGAAACCATCAAGGCCCTCAAGCGCCGTAAACGCCGTAGTAGCGGTAGAAGAGAAGTCGAAAACTTCACCGTCCAGACCGCCCGCGTGCAAATACAGCCCGGGCGCGGGCTTGCTCAAATCAGGCACTCAGTAGCTCCTCTCGACGCTTCCGCTTCATGATTTCCTCTGCCACGTCCACGGCATCCAGGCCGTACACATTGCCGATAGTGATACCGCTATTAGTGGTGCTCGACGTGGTGTTATTCGCAATAGAATACATGGCCTTCCACTGCGAATCAGTGAGCACATAATCCGGAGTCGCGCGGCGATGGTCAATCACCTGTACACCCTTATTGATTTTACCGCCTCGGTCATAAAGAGAAGGAACAATCGCGTTTTTAAACGCCGTGCTTCCATTCACCAAACCACCGGACGCGTAGCCATGACCATGACCAATAACACCAAGCTGACCACCAACACCATAACGCGCGGATGCATAACGCATACCGGCAACCAGGTTAGCCAGCGGGTCCAGGCGGTTATTCGGAAGCGACGGGTCACGGAACGCCGCGAACGTCGAACCGATGACCTGCACAAGACCCATCGCAAGGTCGCCAGTGATGGTGTTGATATCGACATACCCGTTCTGCGTAACGTTCGGGTCACCGTTTGATTCGCTCTGAATCTGCGAAAGCCATGCATTAACATACGCGTCCGTAGCGGGCAAACCAGCAATACCCAAAGCTTGAACGACGGTATCACGCCAACGCATAACGCCACCGCCGGACGGGGCCACAGCGTGCGCGCTCGCCGCGTCGTTGCCGTGCTCGTCCTTGCCCTTGAGCGTGTTTACCACCCAGTCACGGGCACCGTCGAGGATGGCGTTACCGCCGCCGCGCATCACCTCACCGGCATAGCCCGGGAAGAGCCCAGAGATGCCAGCGATAAGGCCCTTGGCCGGGGCAATCGCCACATCCAACACCTTACCCGCCGCCGTACCGGCGAGCTCACGCACCGCGCTCACTCCAGCATCAAAAGCGGAGTTCACCGCGCCAACCACGTTAGCGCCAATCTCAACCGCGCTAGACAGGATGCCACCGCTATCGAAGCCAGGCACCGATGAATCACGCACACCGAACGGGGCGGCGTAGGATTCACCGACACGCGGGGCACCAGCACCAACCAGAGCCGCCGCCGGCAGTTCACCGGTGCGGTTCAGGTGGTCCAGCACGCCGGGGTTTTCCCGCTCGAAGCGCTGACGTGCTTCCTTGCGGATCACGAATTCGTCACGGTGGACGATACCCGCCGGTTCGTATTTGCCTCCCTTACCGGTGTAACCACCGGTTGCCCAGCCTGACAAATCAATTTCGGGAATCTTACCGATATTAAAAGTGCCAGCCAGATTATTGAAATTCTTAATGAAGCCGTCATTAACGACCGTCTGCAAAACCCATTTAACCGGCTTCTTCACAACATCAACGAGGCCATTCCAGAACTGACCGACAGCATCGACAGCATTACGGAAAGCATCGGGAATAGTATGAGAAACAAAATTCGTTAGCGCATCAAAAACCGGCTTAATCCCGTTTTCCCACACACCACGAATAACGCCTAGAATACCGTCCCAAACCGGGCGCACAACGTTATCGAGCAACCAGCGGAATACCGAAGAAATTCCGTCGATAGTCGCCTTAATCGCCGGGTAAATAACGCCATTGAAAAAGTCAGTAAATGCCCTAATGACGTTCTGAATACCGTCCCACACGGGGCGAATGATATTGTCTAGAAGCCACTGAAAAACAGAGCCGATAGCGTCCGTAACCGTCTTGATAAGCGGCTGGACAACGCTGTTATACCACTGCACAACAACATCAATAGCGCCCTTAATACCATTCCAGACCGGGGTGACAATATTATTCCACAGCCAATTAAAAATGTCACCAATAATATTAGATGCAGTCTGGAAAAGCGGAGCAACCACATTATTAAACCACTGGACAACACCATCAATAACGGACTTAATACCATTCCACACGGGGGTAACGACGTTATTCCACAGCCAATTAAAAATGTCGCCAATAATATTAATAACATTCTGGACAATAGGAACCAAGGTGCCATTAAACCAGTCCAGGAAACCAGAAATAATGTCCTTAATGCCATTCCAGACAGGAACGATAATGTTCTCATAGAACCATGTGAAGACCGGGGCAATAACATTCTCGACAATCGCCTTCAGACCATCAAACACGGTCATGACAATAGCGATAGCGACTACGATAGCGGTCTTAATGCCAGTCCAGACGGGAAGAATAATGTTATTGTAAAGCCAGTTAAAGATGTCGCCGACAATCTTCACACCGTCATTAAACGCGGGAACAAACGACGTATTCCACCACTGCACAACACCATCAATAACAGCCTTAAAACCATCAAAAACAGGCTTAATAACATTCTCGTACAGCCAATTGAAAACGTCACCAACGATTTTTACACCGTCATTAAACGCGGGAACAAATGAATTATTCCACCACGTAATAACATTTTCGATAGCGCCCTTAATCCACTCAAAAGCGGGCTTTACCGCATTTTCATAGAGCCATACGAAAATATCGCCAATAATTTTAATAGAATTATCGACAAAATCCTTAAACCAGCCGATTTTATTGTACGCAAGAATAAGGCCACCGACGATAAGGCCAACAACCACCAGAATAACGTTGCTCTTAGAGAACGCAGAGGAAACAGCGTTTAGCGCCTCCTGCGCAACCTTAACCAGCGTAACCGCCTTCTGATAGCCAGCCCATGCGCCCGCAACCAGGGCAATACCGGCGGCAAACGGGCCCCACAGGCCAACATTTTCGCCCAGCCATTTACCGATATCACGAATAGCGCCGCCGATCTGATTAAAGACACTAGCCGGTTCGCCGTAATCCTGAAAACCGTAAATTCCCTTGAAAAAGTCTACAAAGGCTTTACCGACACTATCGAGTACCGGCATAACGTGGTCACGGAATAGTGGAATAATGCCATTCTGAAAAGCATTTTTAATCGTTTCCCAGACATTACGCGCGACAAATGCCGCGCCCTCCATAAACCCGGGAAAACCGGCGCTCGTAATATCGCCGTCGAACTTTTCCCAGGCCGCACCGAACGCACGGAAACCGCCCGCTACCTCATCGAGGACAGGGCTAAGCGCCTTACCGAAAACGTCCATAATTTTAACGACGACAGGGAGAATGGCACCGCCGATTTTGGTACTCATGTCCTCCAGGCGCGCGTTAGCAACCTGCATTTTATGCGCGAAAGTGTCCGATTCTTTGGCGAAATTGCCTTGTGCATCCTTAGACTGGTCAAAAAGCAAAGCCTGGGTAATAAGCTGTTTCTGCTGGGTTGTGAACGCGCCGCCCGTCTTAGTGATGCCCATTTCCAAGCCCTTAGCGGTCAGCGCGGCATCATTCAAGCTAATACCGTAGCGCTCGATAGGGTCCATTTCACCACGAAGAGCGGAGCTAATCGCATCAATCGCGTCCTTAGTGGTGCCACCGTACAGGGACGCCAAATCAGCACCAAGACCGATAAGGCTGTTAGTCTTATCGCCCAGCTCATCGATGCTTGTACCGCCGTTTTTCAGCGACGCGCCCAGCACGGAGGCAAGCTCATTATAGGCGTTTTCGGAGATGCCGACGGTATTCGACGCGGCGGCGGCGTACTGGTGCATCTTGCCCGCGCTGTCCTTGAAAACCGCGTCCACAGCGCCTACGGACTGCTCGAGGTCGCCCGCCTTGAACAGCGCATCTTTACCCGCGTTGAAAATACCAACGCCCGCAAAGAGACCACCGGCGGCGGCAATAGTACCCGTAAACGCGCTCTTAAATTTGCCGCTGCTCTCACGCCCGGCGTGCTCTGCCTGTGCGGTCACGCCGCTAAACGCGGCCTGCATCTCCTTGTCTACGGTGCCACGAAGTCCGCTAAACGACTTGGAGAAAGCGTTACGGAAACCGGCAAATCGCCCGGTCGCCTTCTCGGTTGCACTACCCAGCGCGCCGGTCGCCGCCTCTGCGTCCTTAAGATTAGCCTTAGCCGACTGCAAAGCCTGAGCGTGCGCCGTAGTCTGAGAGACCGCCGCGCGCGAAATGCTCGTGTACTTCCCACGCGCGCTAACAAGGCGCTGTTCAGCACCAATCTGCCCACTAGTCGCCGTCGAAACACTAGCACGCGCCGCGTGTACCGAAGCCTCAGCACGCGCGATAGCATCCGCACTACCACCGTTAGCACGAAGCGCACTAAGGCGGCTCTCAGCCGCGCCCAGGCGGGCATTAGCCGCCTCAGTCTTAGACATGGCCGCGCTAACATTTTCCTGCGCCTGCTTAATCGTGGACGCGGCGGCGGCGCGCTTACGTGCCATAACATCCGCGCTCTGTGCTAGGGCGCGGTCTGCACTCTCGACCTTCGCGCGTAGACCCTCAACATCGATGTTCTTGGTCTGTTCGAAGCCCCTAGCCATGCCGTCGCCAATTTCACGACCGGCACGGGTACCGATGGAGCCGACGTTAGCGAGAGCCTTAGAGACCTGCTTAGAAAGGGTGGACGTTTCCACCGCCAAAGTAAGATAACTAGTTGCTAGTTCGATAGCGGCCATAACGTCCACCCCTCCATAGATGAAATGCGCTATTTAATTTGAATTAAATAGCTTGTTATATTCTTCAACGCTCATTACGTCACCAGTAATGATTTCCTCGTCATTATTTGTGTCGCCGGGGCGCGGGCGGCGCTTCCATTTATCAACCTGTTTTTGGTCAAATGTGCGTTGTGCGTTGCCCATGCTCAATAGGTCAAAAATATTCACAAGCTCACCATAATACGGCAGGCCCCAAACCCAGTTATCGGGATCCTGCGCAATATGCAGAGGGGAGCCGGGCGGCGCGGTTTTAATTGCCGCGTGAATATTAGCCCAATTGTTTTTACCCGTGCGTTTCCCGTCCCAATTCAAACCCAATTCGAGGAGCCGGGCGCGTACCTCGTCCTCATATTCGGTGAATGAATTGAGACAGGCTATTACTTTCCCAGTTCGCCGCTATCCCATTCCTTGAAGAAAATTTCCAGCTCCTCAGAATCCAGCGACTTAATAGCTTCAATATCCTCAGCGATAACGCCGACTTCTGCCAGCCAGTCATAAAGCCCGTTCATATTACCGGTACGGACAAGCGAGCCGTATTCACCGGGCATCTGCTTAAATTCGGGTAGCTTAAATTCACCCTCGAAAATAGAAGATTCAAAGGTGCGGAAGCGGTACTGCTTTTCATACTTGCGCACGCGCTTCTTAGACTTAGCGGCGGTCGCCTTAGTGGTTGCCTTAGTGGTCGCCATCGTTGGTTTTCTCCAATCCTTGATTGACTTGCCCGGTTTTCAAAAATGGGGTTCCCCGCCCGCCCGAAAACCAGAACAAAAAGGGCGGGCGGGGAAAAATTAGGGGCTATTAGCCTACGCCAGGGACGGCGGCAACAGGACTAGACGGGGTGGTCTCCACAAATTCCCAGTAGCATACGCCGTCCTTATCTGCCAGCGCCTCGATAGTCACCTCAAAGCCGGTAATCTCCTTATGAGACAGGTTCACATCACCGGAAACGGTAATCTGACCCTTAGGCACAACATAACGCTTACGACCGCCGGTAGAAGCATCCTTAGTCTCGATAATGTAGACCTTTTCCGGTGCAATATCTGAGGTGTGCTTAATTGCAATAAAGCCGCTCTTCTGCTGAACCTGATTATCGCCAAAAACAGTCTTCAAAACGTCCACGTCGAGAGTGGAAAGAAGAGTACCGGTAATGGTAGCGGAATAGTCAGAACGGATAGTGCGGATAGTAACGCCGCCCCAAACCTTAATCTTATCGTCGCTTGCATCATGCGAAAGCTTCAGACCGTCCTCAGTCACATAACCCAGCTCCTTAAAAGCCGCGTTCAGAACGGAAGTCGGATCAGTAGGGGTAGCGGTGCCAATAGGCGCAAACTTAATGCCGCCGGTGACATTTACCGGCTTAGCAACATAGGTAGCGTCAAGAGCCATAATTTAATCTCCAAACATTAAAACACTAAATTTTAGTGCTAATAGTATTTTCGGATTTTACCGCAATTTCCACGGTAAAAGTATATGCCGGTACGCGGGGCGAATCACTCGGATTATAAGCCGGTGAATCGACATTATGCGGATCAAAAATAACCGGCGCATTAGTGAAAATCCACAAACAAAAAAGCTCATGAATTTTTTCCGCTAAATCGTACGCCGCGCCAGGTTCAGGGTGCCTAACGTCAATAGTCACGCGGCCATGTCGGAGGTTCAGCTCTTGCCGGTTGCCGCCGCCGTCCCGAATGAGCACTAGCGGGGTAGAGCCGTCCCAGCCGGGCGGCTCCTCATCACGCGCGACAGTAGCGCTAAGATTCAGACCTGAGAAATAGGCGTAGCACGCGGTCACCGGCGAATCAACACGCCAGATTTTAGCGTCCAGCATCAATAGCCCTAATCAGTGAATTGTGTTTCCGGTTATGTGCTGCCGCGCGTCCGGTCGCCATGACAGAGACAGCGCCGCGCGGGTCTTCCAGCTCCAAAACCGTGACCTTATAGCCCATTGCTTCACCACCGGCGGCGGCTGCAATGCGCCGCGCCCGCTTCTCAAGGTCACGGATAACCGCCGGGTCTTTACGAAGCGCACGGAGCGCCTTCTCATTGAAAACAAGCTTGTCGCGTGTCATGCTTCAACTCGCCTAACCTTACATTCCGTGTGAAAGACCGCCCCGGTGAAAATGTTCTTGATGGGAGGTGCCACACCGATAACCTCAAAGAATGAGCCTTCGATTTCCACCCGGTCACGGGCGCTAACCCGTGTGCCAGGCTCCAAATAGAGCACATGCTCTAGAACGTCCGGTGTACCCGCCTTACCAGCCGGTGACTCCTCGGAAACCGTCGGAGCGTCCATAAACGCGGTAATAGGTTCGCGTGTCTCGGTCACCGTCTGGAAGCCGCGCGAATCCTTACCGGAACGGCGGCGAATCAACACCGCCGGGGTGGAATACCTAGCCAGTGAAAGCACCTAAACCACCTGATCCAGTCGATACGGCGCGAGCGCCGCGCGTTCAGTCTGGAGCAAATAGCCGCCGGTTGATTCACCATCACGGGAGCCATACGCCACGTGCTGAGTACCGGCGCGCTGTGAAACGACGTTGCCCGCGTCCATCTCCAAGCGCTGCCGAACCGACTTGATGACAGACTGCACAGCCGGGACATAATCCCAGCCATGCCGCGCGGTCACAACCACGGAACCCGGCTTCTTAGGGGTAACCATGCCCGGCGGGAGCTGTACCCAACCATCACGCGAAAACGAATAGTCATTCACCGGTACGCCGTCCACCGAAACCGAATAAACGTTCTCGACATGGTTGCTCGGGAGATAGAAGCGGTTACCGCCCGCGCCGTCCAGCGTAAACGTCTCATCCAGCGAGGGGGAAACATGCCAGCCACAATAGCCACGCACCATCTCGCCGGCTACCTCATCAAGATTCACCGGGACGTTAGCGTTAGTTAGCGACGGATAACGCAATGTTTCCCCCTCTCAAAAGGAATAATCGTTTTACTTAAGGGTGAGCTTGCCGAACGCCTTCGGGTTCTTCACAGCCAGCAACAGGCGTTCCTCAGCGAGGACGCGGAAGCGGTTGTACAGGAAATCATCATTAACGTTGTTCGAAACTTCCACGCGAACGCCACCCTTGCGGTACACGGTAGCACCCTTGGAGCTACCGATGAGCACGGTCTTAGCGGGAACCGCCTTAGACACGTAGATAGGCATACCGAAGGCGTTCAGGTCTGCCACGAAAGGACCGCTACCATACGGCGCGTATGCCGGGCCACCAAACAGATACTGGCCATTGCTATCAGTTGCCAGGCGGATACCTGCGATATCCTCGGGGTTCACGATAACCGCATCAACCGACAGGCCAGAGGCCGCCTCGATCTTGGTCTTCACCTTGTACATGGTTTCCAGCACGTCGTTAGCCTTAGCGGTAGCTACAGCCTCGGAGAAAATGCCCGGGGTAGCGAGGATGCCGGTCAGGTCGTTGCCGGTGCCAGTGCCAGAAACAATCTGCTCTTCCTCGGCACGCTTAAGCTCATCTAGGAGCTGTTCATTAATGATGCTCGAGAGGAAGCCAGCATCTTCGGCCATTTCGTCGGACTGTGCAACCCAGCCAGCAATCTTGCGGAGCGGAAGAGTCTTAGACTCGAACGCGGGGGCAGTTGCGCCGGGCTTCTTGCCGTTCTCACCAACCACGCCGGGGCGGCCAGATGAGGAGGTCCACTCATTCGCGATGAAATAGGTCAGCGAGTTACCGGACAGGGTGCCGCTCGACAGCCACGACGAGATAGAGAACGGGAGGCTGTACGGCTTGACGACGTCCTTATCAACGTCGGTAAGCGCGGTTGCCAGACCGGTGCCGGTCGCCGCGTTTGCGGTGGTAGTGGGATCCCCCGGTGCCTTAGAGCTGTAGAACTCAGCTCGGGTGTGCTCACGCTGTGCGCCCAGGGCCGACAGGGTACCGGACTTCATGAAAGCGGCGGCAACCTGTTCACCCAGCGAACCAGCCGGGGCGGGGGTCTCAACCTCTGCCGCCTTGACCGCCTCGCGTGCGGTGCCAATGCTCTTAAACAGGGCGGCGGCCTCGTCTGCCGCGTCTACCTTAGCCTTGAGTGCGGTGACTTCCTCGCTAACAGCCTTAAGCTCTGCTACGTCACCTTTACCGTTTTCAACCGCTTCAAGGATAGCCGCGCCCTTCTTCTGCGCCTCATCCAAGAGCTTACGAATTGCCTTAGGCATATATTCGCTCCTTTACTTCTTCACATTAAAAATGTTCTGGAAATGTTCGCGCTCTTCGTCTGAAAGCTTGCACGACTTGACCGGCGCGGGAGCCTCTTCATTGGCCGTTTCCGACTCCTCTGAATTACTCTCGTTGTCCGATTCCTCATCGCTACCGTCAGCCTTAGCGGAATCAATAATTTCTCGAAGAATTTCTACAGCTTCTTCCAGTCGCTCGATAGCGCCGGGGGTAGAAATAGAAACCGAATCGTCGTTCTTCATAGCCGATTTTACCATGTCGATACTCGTAGCGGTGTTCGCACCAATCTGCACTACGGACACTTCAAAAATATTCAGCTCTCGAAGCTCGTTCACACCGCCGAACTTCGCGCCCTTCTCAGGGATAAAATGCGAGTCAATGACCTCATAGGCAAATGACATTTGATTCACAGCGCCCGCCTTCAAAGCACGGTACGCGGCCTCCGCCTTCGGATTCTCAAGGTCAAGGCTAACGCGAACCTTGAGCCCGTGCTCATCTTCCACGGCGCTAAGCGTCTTACCTAGAATAAATTCCGGGTCATCCATACGGTGAGACCAATAGCACGGGATGCCCGCGCCGTCGTTCGGGAACGACTTAGCCAGCGACTTAGTGAAAGCGCCGGGCATTACCTTATCGCCGTAAGAATCGACGTTGCCGAAAACGGAGGCATAGCCCTCAAAGATGCCGCTGCCGTCCTCGGTTTCGTGGAAGCCTGCCGCGTCCTTAAACTGAATGGTCATTCTATTTCTCCTCAAATGCAGTAATCATGTCCACGAACGCGCCGCCCTGCATGGCCGCGAGCGCGTCGGTCACCTTCACAGCGAGCGCGCTGTTTCCGTCTAGGTCATCTGTCAGCTCACGGGTGAGCCTATCCCACGGCATGTTTTCGCCGCGCGCGGTCTTGATGCGGTCGCATCGCTCCAAGAATTTTAGAATGACCGTTCGGTTTTTCCCGCCGCCCTGGTACGCGGTTCCGCCGTCCTGCGGGCTAGTCTGTCCACCCACTACAACGTTTAGCGGGGTGATTAGCTCATCTGCCGCCGGGGACTCGATACGCGGTAGGTTCATAATCGCGCGGGACTCGTTGCGAGTCATCCAGGGGCCGCCGGTCGCCGTGGACATGACCGCCGCCTGTGTCTCGAAATCGCCGCGGAGCATACCCTCAGTGTTGAATTCCACGAAATGTGTAGCGGGGTCTGCGCCGAGTAGCGGCAAAACAAACGCGTTAATGCGGTCTTCGATGAATCGGATGCGCGGCCCAAGCGTATTTTTAAACAGCATCTTGTTGCGTTCACGCAATGAGCTGTAGGTTTCAGAGTTGGAGGCACCGAGCATCCCCGGCGGGATCTGGTACACCTGCGCCACGGTCTGCAAAGACAGGCGCACCGACTCGGCCCATTCCTCATCTGCGCTCTTAAACGCATTGCTCTTAATTTCGATTCCGTCTTCCAGGAGCGGAGTCGAACCCGCGCGCGGGCCGTGGTCTGACGTGAAGTCTTCCCACATGGAATAGAAGCGGCGGCGCGCTGAGTTATCCCATTCAGGAGCATTTACAGGGCGTGCTAGATATGTGCCGACGCGCCCGCTCTTACGCCAAAACTGAACGCGGTATTTGCGTGAATGGTAATTTTCTTCCAGCACCAGGCGTAGCGAATCGACTAGCGACGACGGGGACGTTAGGCCCGGGCTCCAGCCGTTAAATGCGATGCAATTATCAGCGGAGATTTTCAGCGTCTCGCTATTGCCGGGAATCTGAATTTCGTAGAAATCGACGGTCGAGAAATCCGAGAATACGGGGGATACCCAGCCCGCCGGGAACGGGTGAATCTCCATGTCACCCGAGCCGCCCGGCGCGAAAAACCAGTACGCGCGGTTATACAATGCCAAATCAGCAACCAGCGCGTAGAAAAGCTCATACCCGGTCATGTACTCGTTCGGGGCAACCGAAAGCCGCTTATGCACAAGAGAACTGGTCTCGCGTTCGCGTGCGCCATTCTCGCCGCGCACAAAAGAATGTACCGACAACTGCGCAACATTGGAGGCTAGAAAATCGATAGCCGCGCGTAGATGCGGTTGATAACGGTAAAGGCTTTCTAGTGAAGCGTTTTTGGGGGAAATGTTATCAGAGCCCGCGCCGCCGTTCACGAAAATATCAACGGGTCGCCCGTCCCATGCCGCCGCTGTACGCGGGGTACGCGAGCGGAAAGCATCGACAATAATATGACCAATATTAGAAATGCCTACCACCATTTACCCCCTTCATCTTCATTCTCATACCACATTTCTTTTTCATTATACGCACTTTCTTTTTTCGCCCCCGCAACACCATTCAGCAACCCCCATAGTGCGAAAGCGGCGGCACACGCCGGGGCAATATCAACCGGTGACTTTTCGCGGTTGAACAGAAATGCGTCGCCGGTTGATTTGGTGCGAATCTCTGAGAGTGCGCCTATGAGCGTTTCCTGCTCAATCCAGCTAATCGACTTCTCCATCACCCGGTCATAAAACAGGCCATAGGCATTGGGGAGGTCGCCGCCCTCGCACCGAACAACCGGCGTTCCCGCCTGTTCAATGAACGGGATTAGCGACGACGCGGCACAGCCGCGCCCCTGCATGATAACGGCGGCGGGCTTGAACGCAAGCCCATTAGCCAGAAATTCAGGCACCCACTCGGTAAAGGCTCGTTGAGTCACGAACTCAACGTGTGGTTTGCCGTCGTCCCGAAAACCAGCGATTGATAGGCTTGTCATCTTGCGGTCACGCGAAACGTCCACCGACAGATAGACAGGCGAATCAGGCGCAATCTCAGAATCACGGTCTAGGCACGCCTCCAGCTCCTCGGAGCTGAACAGTGAATCGGACGTTACGTTCACCCACTGGCAAAGATTCTCAGTCCTAAACTTATGCTCGGGCAGACCCGCGCCGGGTTCACCGACTAGCGCCGCCTTCGATGCGAGAGTGTCACCCGTAATCGCATTCGGGTGCCCAAGCGACGGGTTAGCCTGGCACCAACCCACCGTATCCCAAATGTCGCAATCATCCGGCGCGCTCCACTCGAACAAACCCAGCGAGGCATCAACCGGCGAATAATCTTCACCGAGCCTCTCAGCACTAGCCCGCGCCTCTATCTCCTGGAGCGCCTTAGACCTCAGCGAGCGCAACACCTCGCTTTTCGCCTCGCCTGCGTTCGATACGGCGATAACCTGGCTCGACCAAATCGCATTAGTCGTATTAGTCATGGCCGCCCATGCTGACCAGTCCTTTTGCTGTCGGAGCTCATCAAACGCTAGATCAGTTACCGACAGACCGCGCCCGCCGTCATCTGATGCCGCCTCACACTTCCACCGCGCGCCGTTATCCAGCTTAAAAAACTTATTGCCGTTCACGTTGGACTTCTGCGCTAGACGTTCGTGCATCTCAGACAGGGATACGGTGCGGTGCGCCGCGTCTAGAATCTCTTCCGCTAGTGAAAGCTTGTGCGCTGTGCCCAAGATTAGCGGGGCTTCCAGCCCCGGGCGTTGCTTCCACATGAACATACGCCACAACAGGCGCGCGCTAAGAATGAAAGACTTTCCGTTCTGTCGAGAGACCAGCAAGACCACGGTTTCAAAGCGCAGTTTAGGGTACGGGTCGCCGGTGGTGAACGCCTGGTCTAGCTCCAGCGAGTGCAACAAGAACCACTTCTGCCACGGGTGCAGATTTAGCCCTAGGTCACGCTCTGCAAATTGGATAGCCTCGAAACCGAACGTCGTTAGCGGCGTAATCTCACGAAGCGGGCGCGTCCACAGGCGCGGCACCGCCCGCCCCTTTAGCTTGGAAAAATCTTTAGGCATCCTCACCGTCAATCTCTGCCATGATGCGAGCCACTAGCGCCGGGTCTTCCTTGCCGCGCTTCTCCACCAGCTCATCGAGCCGGTCGGTCTCGGTCGCCTGCGCCTGCAAATCCTTACGCGACAGCGGCGCACAACCCAGCGAGTCCAAAGCCTTGTTGAGGTTCGGGCCAGCGATATTCAGAGCCTTCAAGAGCAAATCGAAATCGCCGTCTTCCTCAAAATTCTCGTAGACTTCATCGAGCGCGGCGGCATACTTCATCGCGAGCGCGCATTTAGCCGAATCTGCGTTCTTAATGATGCCGTCATCCACAGCGGCGGAGATGGATTCTTGCACGGTCTTCACCATGCCAATACGCCAAATGTTCATCAAATCACCTCATGATATAATCGCGCGCGTGATGCCCGGTAATTTTCGGCGGGGGGAGATTGACACTGCGCCCAGGTTTGGGTGTCGAAGGTGTGTTCTATTTTTTTACCGCCCCCACCCCTTTTGGTATGTGTGTTCTATTGGTGTGTTCTAGTGTTCGTACCCTAGTTTACCGCACCCAGGCGCGGGTTGTTGGGTTGGTTTTTGCGGTTTGCCGGTTATTACCCTTTGCACGGTTGCACCCTGCGTGTGTTGCCCTGAAATTGGCGGGGTCTAGCTCCAGCTCTTTGTGTGTAGCTACTGCGTACAAATGGTCTAGCTCGAACGCGTCCATGTTTACGCATCCCCATTCGTCGTTGTGTGGGAGGCTGTAATCTATGGGGTGCCCACAGATGTTACAGGGTAGGTTAGCGGCGGCGGCGTGGGCTTTGAATCTCTGCTGCGCTTTTCGGTACCTTGAATCTCGTTTGTTGGTCATGGCTCCTGCTGTGGGGAAGGGCTAGCCCCGGCTCCTACGTTATCGGTCGCCGGGGCTATGGAATATCCTGTGTGGGTTTCGTGGTTCTAGGATCCACTCGAAACAACGCCGTAATCATTCTGTGAATGTTACGTGTCTATTGTACCGCATGCTATCCGTTTTCCTCGGATAACTGGCTAATGGTTTCTGTTATGTAGTAGGCTCCTGCCGTGCTGGTGTTTAGGGTGAGGTTTACGTAGGTTATGACCTCGGGTGTTCCGTCGTTCTTGGTTAGGGTGTCGGTTTTGGTGGTGACGTTGAGGGTGCCGGGGGCGGCGGGGAAAGCTGAGATGAACACCTTGTGTAGCTCTTTGGCCGGGTCGGTTTTCCCGGCGCGTTCGGCGCGGCGCATTGCTGCGTTTAGCCGTTCGCGTAGGTCGGTCACGGTAAGCATGTAGTGGCTTCTTCTTTCGGGTTAGGCGGGGCGGCGGTGGTGTTTCCGTCGCCCCGCGTGGTGGTTGGGGTGGTTAGGCGGTGCGTTCCATGAGGATACCGCCTAGTGCCGTGTTCTTACCAGGCTCGTAATAGCGGAGGACGCGGGCGTTTACTTTCTTGTTTTCCTCGCCCTCTACGGAGCTAATATCTGCGTTCGGGAAGTCAAAGGTTACGACGTTTACCTTATTGCCCCAGCCGCCGGGTACGGTGATCTTGGTTAGCGCAAATGTAGACGCTCCTGTGGTATTTGCTTCCTGCTCGATTCGTGAGATGCGGGCGATGCAGTATTTACCGCAGGGTATGGCGATTTTGGCATACGGCGTATCGGCCCCGCTGTAGAGGATTGCGGCGGCGACGTTTTCTAGCGTCGGCTCCATGTCGTTATCGTGCAAATACAGGGCGGTGCGTTCTTCGTCGCGTTCCCACAGGTCGGTATCTGCCTCGATGTTCACTGTGAGGTTTAGGGGGTCGCCGTTCATGGGTGCCATGTTGAGAATTCGGGTTAGCGTCTGCACGTGCTTAGGGTCTAGCAAGATTTGCAAATCCTCGGAGTCTGATAGGACGAGTTCTTCTACTCGCCCATCTAGCGCGCCGTGTAGCTTGCCGTGTCGGTTGAAAGCTTCACGCAAGTTTCGGATAAGGTGATCCATTAGTATTCTTCCTACTCGATGTGTTCAAGAATGAAACCGCCTAGTGCTGCTCCATTGTCAGGTTCCAGCGCGTGCATGATGCGCCACATGCCGTTACCAATGATTGAGCCTTCCAGATCCTCAATGTTGATTGAGTGCTGTTCTGACACGACGGTTACGGGTACATGTTTTCCGGTGTCCGGGTCGGTGGGGACGTTAAAGGTGATGGTTGAGAGGTACTTACCGTTACCGGAGTAGCGTTCTGCCTCGTTGTCGTAGCGAGATGTTACGCGGGTAATGGCGTATTCGCGGCTTTCGGCGGTTACTACGTCGAGTAGTAGCGGCTTGTCGCTCTTTACGTAGTAGAGATACGCGGCGGCGACATTCTCTAGCGTTGAGTTATATCCGCAAGAGACCAGGTAATCTACCATTGCTTCTAGCTCTGCTTCGTCTGCGCTGCTGTCAATGTAAAGGTTCACGATTGCCTGCAAGGGGTCGCTGTTTACCGGGGCGGCGTTGAGAATCTTGATGAGTGCGCTAAATGCGGTGGGACTCATCCAGAGGCCATAGCCTACAGTGGTGTGAATGGTCTTCGTTTCCCCGGTCATGGCGCGGCTTACCCGCGTGCTTTCGGTGTCGGCTTCTAGCTGAATTCCGTGCAGGGCGGGGTGTCGGTCAAATGCGCCGGCAACATCCACAAATTCACCGGGGCTAATCTCGTACTTGATGGGGGTCTTGTCGGTCATTATCGGGTTCCTTTCCAGTGGTTACGGGTGCGGGGTTGGGGTACGCGGCGGTTAGGCGTTCCTTGAGCTTGGCGTGTTCTTCGATTTCCCAGAGGTGAGCACATAGGGCGCGGGCGGGCTGTTCGTAGATGTCGCCTGCGTCTACTGCTTCTTCTAGGGTGGTTCGGAGTGCGTCAAGCTGCGTGTAGAGTTTGTCGCGCGTGTATTTGGTCATGAGATTACTTCTTCCGCATATCCCAGATCATCCAGATAAACCAGGCGACTAGCAAGATTCCTAGCAAATTCATTATTTGGGTTCCTTCCTGTTCGGGATTAGTGAGTTTAGGGCGGGTACCCGCCCGGCAACCTTTCCGGTGTAGACGGGTTGCCGGTACGCGGGTTTCTGTGGTGCCCTGGCACGGTAGCGGCGGCGCATGTAGCACGCCCTACACGATGGGGTGTACTCGGTCGCCGGGCATCCACAGCGAGCGCACACGGCGCTAGTCATTGGCGTGTTCCTTTCGTTATGGTTTCCAGTCGTCCCGCGTCATGCAGTCGAGACATAGGGGCGTGTAGTGCTCGGTTGGCTTGCCACATTCTGCGCATAGGGTGCCTATCATATTTCGGTGTTCCTTTTCGTGGTTGTTTGCGGTGTGAATGATTCGTCTAGCTATGATGCATGCGATGGCGTGCTTTGCGGTTGCGGTCACGGCGTTTAGTCACGGGTAGCACGCTCCAAAGCGCGGGCTTCCAGGTACTTACGGCGGGTCTCGCGGCGGTTTGCGATTCTCGCTACGGAACGGCCCGCGCCGAAACATGCGATAACCGCCATAAAGAAACACAGCGTATTGGCAATAAATGCTATGAAATTACCTGCCATTGTGGGGAAGGGCTCGGTAACGCCGTAAGCTTTTAGCGCAGGTGATAGAGCCGCGCCGGGGTAAAGACAGACAGCGGCAATATTAGCGGCTAGCGCGGTGACGATACACACCGAGATAGTGCATACGCCTAATACTGCGCTTAGGCTATGTTCTATGTCTTTGTCTTTGGTGTGTTCGTGTATGAGCAAAATGGTTAGACCAATAATCGCCGTGACTATTCCCATAATCGCGCCGGGTAGTATGAACGATACCCAGAGCGGGGCGGCGGTGAAAAATGCGGGCGGGTCGAAAGAATTCAGGATATTCTCAAGCATTGTTGTGTTTTTGGTTAGGGTTTGTAGGTTGCGATTGCGCACGCCTTTTCATAGGCGGCGCGGGCGGCGTTCACGTGCTCCTGTGCCTTGCGCTCTAGCTCTACTACGCGGTGTGTTCGGTCAAGCTCTGAGAGTGCGGTGATGACGGCGGCGGCTTGGTCGGAGTACCTGCCGCCGATTTTGGCAAATTCTTCAAGGCGGGCGATGACTTCCAGCGTGAAGGCGGTGTGATTGCTGGACATGAGGTTAGCCGCGCGGTCTAGCGTATTGTCTTGGATGGCTTGAATGTTAGCGATTGGTTCAGTCCAAGCGCCATTATCTATCTCGTCATATTGCGCATGAATACCGACAGATTCTAGTTTCTCCTCGTGTGCGTTGAACCATTTTCGGGTTTTATCAAGCATTTGTTCTTCACCGTGAAATCTGGTGCGTCCCATTTTGGGGTTTCCTTTCGGTTTGGGGTAAGGTTTCCGGGTGGTTCCCTTTGTTTTCCTTACATTTATAGTATAAACCCACTAGAAGACCAGATGCAAGCCGAAAACCAAGAAATTTTAGAAAAATTTTCGGCTAAATATCCTCAGTCTCCACCACCTCATAGCTCCAGACCTCACGCGCCGATTCGCCGCTACCTGTCTTCTTAATCGCCTGGCTCGACTTATAGTTCAGGTCGTGCAGGCCGATAATTGAGCGGAGCGCCGCGCCTAGCTTTTCGCGCCGGTCGCCCGGTACGTCGTAATCAAACTCGATATTAAAAGTCATGGCGTAGCGGTAGCTCGTGAGCTTGATGCCCTGTCGAGTCATACGCATAATTACGCTGCCTTTCCGGTAGTGTTCAGTAGGTCAATGGTATTAGCCAGCTGACTAAAATCATTCTGGATACTCAGGGCGCGGGCGCGAACCTGATAGGGCACATCCAGGCTTGAGATGACGCGGTTCAGCTGCTCGATGCCGCCGGTAGCGTCGAAGTCGATACTAACCGGGGCAACCGGCGCGGCCACCGCCGGGGCGGGTTCGTCTACAGGGATAGAAAGAAGCCCGGCGCGCTTAGCCTCTACCGGATTCATTGCCCCACCAAAATCAATAACGGTATCTAGCGGTGAATTATCGATCGCGTAGAACCATGCGCACATGTCCCGGTATTCCTCGCTCTGATTCCTCAAGAACCAGCCCATATCAAATGCATTAGTGAACACCATCTTTCGCGCCTGCGAGGTTCCGTTAATTTCCGCTGGAATCGTGGTATACGGCGTATCCAGCTTGCATTTACGCACATAGTCACGGTATTTCTCCTCCGTCACGCCTGCGATCTTGCACGCGGCGACAAGAGAAATATAGGTCTTCTCCTTATAGTGGTCTCGGTACAGAACCGCGTTTGCTTTGCGCCCGTCGGCAAATTCGACGGCGATACGGTGCATATTAGCGCCGCCCCGGGCGTGCTTAATGCTGATAATTTTCATGATTAGTGTTCCTCTCGGTTGGTTCGCGCGGGGCGCGGGTTGGTCTCGAACAATGCCACGATTCCCACGCCTAGCCAGTACATGCCTAGCGTGATAAGCGAGCTAATGACATTCACGCCGCCGGTGATGACCGCGGCGAGAAAAAAGCCGGTCGGTACGGTTGCGAGCGCGGCGGCGACGATGGTTAGGGGTCGCCCGGTGATGGGGTCTTTCATGTGTCGATTCCTTCTAGGGGGGGGTAGTTCGGGTTTTGGTTGAGGCGGCGGCGGCGCGCCTGCAAAAACTTGCGAACGCCTTCCAGGTTGTTTATGTCGTTCGGTTTCATGCGTTCGGCGCGGCGTTCTAGCCATTTTTCGCGGCGCTTCATGCGTTCGCGGCACCGGTAGCATTTGGGGTCTGGCTGATCCATGAGCGAACCGCAAACGTAGCAGTGGGTCGCCGCCCATTCCTTGTTTTTGCGCTTACGCTCTAACTCTGCTGCCTTCTCTGCCTTTTTGCGTCGGGTTCGGGCGCGTTTGAGTTCGCGCTGTTTGCACCGGCGGCAATTGACCAGATCGGGTTTTTCCCAGGGGTTGCCACATTGTGAGCACGTTTCGGTCTTGTAAAACTGATTTGGCATGATTATGTTTTGGGTGCCCCGCCCGGTGGTTAGCCGGGCGGGGCGTTGGTTGTGGGTTGGTCGTTAGGCTGCGTTGTGAATCTTGAGAAGTTCACGGGTTCGCGGATATGCCTTAAGGTCTTCCATCTCGACGGCTATACCGCGTTCGTGAATATCTGCGGTTACTGCGTCGATTACTCGGAACGGGTAGTTACCGCCTGCCACCTCGGTAACGTATTCCTGAATTTCGTAGTACTCCAACATTGGGCTTCCTTTCGGTTTGGGTTGTAAGGTTTTGAGGTTTTCCTCTCTGTTTCCCTTACATTTATAGTATAAACCTATCTGAAACCGGAAAGCAAGCCAGAATCAAAGATTTTTCAAAAAAATTTTTCGCGCGGCGGGTACGCAAAACCCCCGGCGATTATTCACCGGGGGTTAGTATGCTAGGGCTAGAACGGGGTCGCCCCTGAGTCGTACCCACCCCAACCACTCGAAGCGGTAGCGGCGGCTTGGTAACCGGCGGGCGGCGCGGCATTAGCGGGCGGGGCATACGTGGCGGGCGGCTGTCCCTGCTGTCCCTGCTGCGCATAACCGGGCTGTGCAACCGGGGTGTTCGCCGCCGGGTAACCCTGCACCGGCTTAGTCTGAACCTGCGCGGGTGCCCCGCTATCGGTGGACTTTGATACCACCTTCACCACATGCGCTATAACATCCAGGCTGTAACCCTTCGTCCCGTCCTCTTTGTCCCAGGTGCGCAATTCTTCGCTACCGGATACGTAGACGGTCGCACCCCTGACAAGCTGATCGGGCAAATAGTCCAACCCCTTAAAGGTGGTTACGCGTCGCCACGTCGTATTTAGCGTGACATGCTTACCGGCGGTCGCGTCCCATTTAGAGCGTGAATCCGCAACGGTGAACGTGAGATACGGGGTGCCATTCTGCGTTTCGCGGCGCTCTGCATCCGCTCCAATATTTCCTAGTACTGTTACGGTAGAAGACATGTTCTAACCCTTCTTTTCCATGCTCTTACTGATTTTTTCGTCATCAAAGACGATTACAAGGCGGGCGCTTGAACCGCGTCCCACAGTAGAAAATGTAACGCCGTCCACCTTGCGGTTAATCGCGTTGATTAGGTTTGCCTCGTATTGTGCGCTCTTTTCACCGACTGACTCAGCAAAAAAAGTTTTCCGGTTGATGTTCAGTACACCGCGCGAATCGGCGTGCAATGCGGCGTATCGCACCATGCGTTCAGCAAGAAATGACCAGCCGCTAGGGATCTTTGAAAAATCGAAATTGCGCACATGGTCTACGCGGTGAGCGTCTAGAGTCATTAGCTTTCCTCCTTCTTCTTTGCTTCCAGTTCCATTAGCTTTAGCTTGAGTTCCAGGGCGCGGTTTTCCGCTTCCATACGCTCGGTCTTAGCGCGCTCCACGTCCAAAGCGAGGGCGGCGCGGGTCTTCATGGCTTCAAGGCGTTCAGGGCGGCACTCTTCCACGCTTGAATCTACGAAGTTAGCCAGCTCATGAATTGCCGTTTTGCGCCACATAGCTGTTTCGTGTTGTACCCACGGGCTGGACGGTGAGCTAGAGCCGCGTGATGCTTTCTTTGCAGCGGCGATACGGTCGGAACTCACAACCGCGTATTGGCTAATCTTTCCAGACTTAAGCACAGCCCATGCTACGGCGTGCTTGATTTTGCCGCGCTGTCCCTCGGGTGCGGGAGCGATAAGGCGGGGGGCGCCGTCCCTCCATTCGTAGCGGTCGTTCTCGAAGATTTCTTCATGGTGGACGGTCTCGACGTTGCCCGCGCGGTAAATCAGTTCAAGCTCACCACGCCACCCCATGATAACGTTCGCCTGCATACCCTGTTTAGATGCAAAGGGGAGCACGTAAACCATATCCCTGTTGAGCGGCAAACCCAGCGCGGCGACACGGGTTAGCGTGCCTGCAAATGCTGGGAAATTATTTTTAGCGTACTGCACAAGCTGCGGAGTCTTGGAGACTTCAAGAATCGCCCCCTGATCCATGCGTCGGAGTCTTCACGCATGAATAGCGGTAGCGCGCCGGTAATCGCGTTCTTGATGGGATCTACAAAATCATTCTTGACCTGTAGCGCTGTTCCGGTGAATTGCTGAATTTCAGTGCTCACGTGGGGTTTCCTTTCGGTGGTGGTAAATGCCGGGCGGCGGTGGGTATTCGGAAGAGTCCGCCGCCCGGCGGGTCTATCGGTGTTTCTGTGCGGTGCTTAGCGGCTGGAAACCTTGATGTCGTTCAGGTCGATACCGATACCGTCGAGTGCTACACGCCATGCGTCGAAGAACTTTTCTTCCTGCTCTGCGTTGCCGGGCTCACCGTCGGTCTCGATTTCCTTGATCTGCCACTCGGTAAGCGGGTAGGTCTCGGAGAAGAACGCGAGGTTTTCATAGGCTTCACAAGTGATGTCAAAGAATTCCTCTGCATTGCGGAAGTCCATAAAACCATCTGCGCCGTTAAAGGTGATCGCGCCGGTGAGCTTCACGGTGTGCGGCTCGTCGCCGTTGTCCACGTCGAAGTCAATTGCGGGGGTGTAGCCCTTTGCGGCCAGCTGTGCGGTGAAGTCCTTAGCGGTGAGTTCCATGATTCTGTTTCCTTTCGGTTTGGGTCTGTAAGGTTTCCGACTCCCTGTCTTTGTTCTTCCTTACATTTATAGTATAAACCTATCTAGAGCGCGAAAGCAAGCCAAAACCTAACTTTTTTGCAGTGACTTAAACCACACCGGGGCGGGCGCGGGTACACGCTCACCCGGTACAGGCACCGGCTCCTTGCGGCTAAACCCATTGGCCGCCGCTACCTCACCCGGTAGCGAATCCACAGCCGCGTTATGCGCTTCCACAAGCTCGTTAAATTTCAAGGCATCTTCACGCTCGGAAACATCCAGATCCCGCGCTCGCTTCTCGAAAGACTGGCACCGGGCAATAGCCGCGTTCACCTTCTCACGCACGCTTTCCCAGGCTTCCACGATATGCCCCGGCTGGAGCTGTTGCACCTGCACGCGCCGGTAGATTTCACGGAAAATCATAGGTGCGAACTTCGGGGGGATATCCGCTAGAAGCATTTCCCACGCGTCAAACTCTTCAAGCTTACGCGGTGTGAGACGGCTATCAACTTTCGCCGCCTGCGCGTAGAACGCCATACATTCAGTCTTATTCATGATCGCCGCCCCTTAGATGTATCCAGGCTCGATAGCCAGCGGAGCGGCGGGCGCGGGGTGCGTTACGCCGGTTAGCGCCGGGGCGTTATTCACGACGGCGGCGGCCTGTATTGACTGCATCATAACGGCGGTCTTTTTCTGCCAGGGGGTGAGCTCGACCGGCGCGGCATCTTCCATGTCATCGCTCCAGCGGCCCGCGTTTAGCCAGGTCGCCGGGTGCGCAATGTAGCGGGTTTCGGTGCCAGCGGCGGCGGTAGCGGCGGCGTAGCGGCGGGCACCCTCGACAATATCGGCGGGCGCGGTTCCAGCCTTCACAGCCTTCTCAAACGCGCGGCGGGCGGCATCCTTGCCGACGTGGCGCGGATAGGCGGCGTAGAAGTCTTCAAATTCGGATTCTACACGGGAGGGGGTGGTGCCCTTCTTGGTCTTCTTCTTGACCGGCGCGGGGGTAATGTCACCCTGCACGGGCGCGGGTACCGGGGCGGGGGTTACGGGCGCTTCTACCGGCTCTACCGGGGCTTCTAGATGGTCTACGGGCGCTTCCACGCGCTCGCTATCGTCCAGCTCTTCCACGGTGGTTACCGTGTCGCCGGTAGTGGTGTAGGGGTCGCCTGCCTCGGTCATGCTGTTCCAGCGGCGGCGGCGATGCACAGCACGCATAGCATCAATCTGCAAGGTGTAGACGTTAGAGGTTCCCACACGGGTGGTTCGGGTAACGAAGCCAATTTCTTCCAGAGTGTTCAAGGCGGCGCGAATCGTCTTTGTGGTGTGCCCGGTCATCTCCTGCAAAGTTCGCATGGACGGGTAGCAAGCCGTGGAGTGCGTTCCGGTGCAGAAAGCTAGAGCCTTCAACGTCGAGATGGTAGAAGCTTTCAGCTGTTCACCGGCAGGGCTATGAGTCACATAGCCAGCCGCAAGAATTGCCGTGATAGACATTTGTTTTCTCCTAAATCTGGTTAATGTCCGTGTTTGTTATCGAAACTTTTGGGTTTGTGGCTTCATCATAACACCCGGGGGGGGGCGGCTCGCAAGCTCACACGCCGCGCGCGTCTTCGATTTAATTACTTCTATTTATTTAACTTCTATTTATTTAACTTCTATTTCCCCTAGTAAAATAACCCCACCCCCCCT